GGTGGAAAGACACAATACAATAGAAGAAAGAAAGCTGCCATAGAAAGATGTCAACAATTTTTAGAAAGTAATGACATTAATAGTCATCTCGTAGACTTTTTTAAAAGTCATAAAAAGAAAGATGATTTGGCAGATGTTGTCATGCAAACATTAAGTTTCCTCCCCTCAAAAGACAAAAAAGTAGAAAAGGCAACCCAAGTCAAGAAAGTTTCTGCGAGGAAACCAAATCAACACCAAAAGGAATCAAAATATTCTCGTTCAAATTTAGCCTGGCTCATAAAGAACGACGGAAAAGACAAGTGTTTGTCAAACAAAAGATTTTTGAGAGATTTAAAAAAATATTATTCCTCGGTGGAACAACTAATTAAAGCTATTGGATAATATTAAATAAATGGAAGAAATCAGAAAGCATCATAACGAGGCCAAGAGATTACTCATCCAAAGTGTGGCACGAGAAGGTCAGCACATTTTAGATGTGGGATGTGGTTTTGGTGGTGATTTACAAAAATGGCACAAGTGTGGGGTAAATATAAACATGTGCGACCCCTCAAGTGATGCCCTCGTGGAAGCAAAATCAAGAGCTAGGAATATGAAGATGAGAGTAAATTTCTATGAGGGTGACATATTTAATTGTCCAAACAGAAAATATGATATAATTTGTTTTAATTTTTCTTTACATTATATCTTCCAAAGTGTAGATCTTTTTTTCAAGTCCATTAGGGAAATCAAAAAAAGAATGAAACCAGGTGGGTTGTTAATTGGAATTATTCCAGATTCAGAGAAAATTATTATGAAGACACCTTTACAAGATGATATGGGTAATTTTTTTATTACAAAAGGTTCAAGTTATGGAGGTTTCGGAGAAAAGTTATTTGTGAATCTCATTGATACACCTTATTACAAAGATGGTGCAAAGTCTGAACCCATAGCACACAAAGATTTATTATGGGGTGAATTAGAAAAGTCGGGATTTAGATTAGAAGAGTGGTCTTCCCTAGAAGGAAACCAAATCAGTGACTTATATAGCAGGTTTATATTTCATTATAAATAGAGCGCTAATAAATGTAACAATTATACCCTTTTCAATTTTAGTTAATGGTTCCCAGTCTCCCCAAAAGCTCATCATTTTAATTAAACGTCCGTTTTACTTTTTAAACTAAAAAAAATAACACTAGAAAATCCAGCTAGTATGATTGTAAGTGCGGAACCTACACAACATTTGGCACGCCTAGCTTCATCATATCTCAAAACTGTACTTTCATTCCAATCTGTCATCTTTTAATCTTTTCTTAGAAATTTTTACATATTCCTCGTTAATTTCAAAACCCAAATATTGTCTATTTGATCTAACGCACGCGATGGCAGTCGTTCCACTTCCTATAAATGGATCTAAAACTGTAGCACCTTCTCTTGTAAACAATTGAATGAGATGTTGTATAAGATCAACTGGCTTTACTGAAAGATGTGTGTTTGTTTCACCTTTCTCTTTTTTGTTTGGTTTCTTTACCATAAAAACAGTTGTGTCTAATACACCTTCTTGGGTTGTCATTATATTTGATGGAAATTTACCATCTACTAATGTTTCGTCCGAACAATTTAATAACCCTGTTCCATATTTTTCAAAATTATCAATATATCTTCCTTCAATAGGTTTCACCGCTAAACACATGGGTTCTATCGAAGGTTTTAACATTGGTGTTCTCCAATTAGAACATTTTTCAATTAATTCTTTTTTTTGTTCATCCGTTCTTGTTTTATCATTTTTAATAATATGATCTTGTTTGAATGCTTTTACTTGTGACTGTGTATATACCCATCCTAACATATCCCGAATTTCAAAACCCTGGTCTTCAACAGAACTTGCTAAAGCGTGGTACAATCTTGGACTACTAAAAGATATGAACGCACCACCAGGTTTTAATATTCTAAAAACTTCTTTCGAAATTAAATTATAAAATTCCTTGAACTTTTTAGATTGATTACGATCAAATTTCATACCCTTGGGTAAATTAGTAACAGTTGAAGAAGAACCTCTTTTGTCTAATTTATTTTTATCCCAATCGTTTCCCAATCCATCTAAAAAATATGGTGGGTCGGTGCATACCATATCGATACTATTGTCAGGAATTTTTTTCATTCCATCTAAACAATTACTATGTTCGATACTCATTTATTTTATTACAAACTATTTCTTTAAACGTTAGGTAAAAAAATTTTAGTTTTATCGAAAGTGTCAAAGTCATATGTTAAATCTAATTCATCGTGGAATTCATTTATATCAATATAAGGTTTAATTTCATCTAAAATTTTCCAATTTTGTGATTGAATAAGTCCTTTCATTGAACCTTTACAACAAACACATAAATTACATTTTTTTTGTTTGGCACAATTAATCAATAATTTAGTTTTTTCATAACCTCTTTCACAATTTTGATCTCTTGATGCCCAATACATTATATCTGAAAATTCATTCTCATCAAACTCATTAATAATATCAAGGGTCTTAGGATGAAGTTGTTGAGCTGTTGCAAACTGGAACACGGAAGCAAGAGACATCTTAATTATTTACTGATATTTTTATCACCCACGACTTAGGTTATTATTTTCTTAGAAATAGAACCCATGTCACCCACACAATTTTATATATTCGTAAAAAAGATTTAGTATAAAGGAATTAGGTGTATAATAATTAAAAAATGTCAGAAAATGAGTCAGATTTTCCAGAAATTAAAGTCCTTGATGATGGACATGTACGAATCGTTGACTACATGCCAAGGGAGAACTTGGATGAGGTCATTGTTGTCGCGTCCAGGGTTAGTAATGGACACAGCACAAAAACATCAAGAGGAACCCGATGTTGAAGCTCTCAATACAGGGAAGCCAATTGAAGGCACCAGGTGAGAAACGCCTTAGAATAAAAATATCATGGTAATGTAATATGGGAATATCTAATAATTTCAAAAATCAAATTGGAATTCCTTTGTGGCTTCCTATAGTATTTGTCTTTACAGCAATTATATTAATTTTGTTATGGCAATATGGTGTGTTTGATAAGGATGATAAAACACCTAAATCCACTTTTGATATTCCTGGTTTGGCGAGAGCTGCAGTACGAAAGGATATGTCAAAAGCGGAAGAATTAAAAAAGTTTTGTGAAACATACAAATCTTCTAACACTCACACAGTTGAGGAGAATTCTCTTTATGAACAATTGAGTAATTGTGCGGTTGTTAATTGCCTTGGTGAATGGGGTGAATGGAGTGAAGCGGAAGAGGGTAAGTGTGGTGTCGTAAAGCGCACTTACAAGATTAAAACACCTGCCAATTTTCTTGGTGATAAGTGTCCAATTGAAGATAATAAAACTGAAAGGAAAGTTGCTAATGCTGATAAATGTCATTACTCAACTATTGCATATTCCAGGACTGCAGCTAATACAAGTAATATTGTATTAGAATACATTACAGAATCTGCTAGAGAATGTGCTGCTAATTGCACCGCTAACTTTGAAAAATGTCAATTCATTACATTGACAAAAGGAAATATTTGTCAGTTCCACCTGCCAAAAGATGGTGTTGAGTCGTATAGTTTGGAATATAATTCAAATGTCACTACATACGCTCCACCATATAACAAGGATAAATTAATTAAACCACAATATCCCCAAGATATAATTCAAACAATTGAAGATATTGAAAGTTTGCCAAAACCAACAAGTAATATTGAATCGGAAAAGTTTTTGAAGATTGAGGGTGTAAATGTTTTTGATGGAGACACTATTGACGAGATACAAACTAGCGATGCCAGTTCCTGTCAAGCAAATTGTCGATCATCCGCTCAATGTAACTTGTATACATTTGACAAAACAGAAGGTAAATGTTTATTGAAATCTGTTGTTGATAAAAGAGTGACTGCATTTAAGGACCCAAATACTGATACTTATAAAATGGTTATTAAATTGAAATAAAATAATTTCTATAAAAACAATAAATAATTATATATTTACAGTCAATAATTATATAATTATATAGTAGATGAAAGTTCATATAGTTGGTGGTGGACCAACGGGTGTTTCTATCGCTTGGGAGCTTTTAAATAATACAGAACACGAGGTTCATTTATATGAAAAGAAAGATGTATTGGGCGGTTCATGGCATGAGCCCATGGGTGAGAAGAGAGACCTTCATGCCCCACGGATGCTTTTCAAGAATGCCTTTGTAAACACACGAAGTCTTTTTAGTGAGATGAATATGGAATGGAATGATTATTTTATAAAAAGAGATTCTTCCGAACTTTATAAATATTTATTTAAAAATTTTGAGTTCAAAGATTATTTATCTTTAACAAGTTTAGTTTCTAGAGTTTTTATAAATCCTGAAAAATATAAAAAACAATCTTTAAAAAATTCCGTTTATAATTTGTCAGAAAATGGAAAACTTATATTATCAAATGTGACATATAGCATTGATGGAGTTGGTTGGGATGTGATGACGGCTTACGAATTTATTGAATCATTTAACCAAGTTGGTTTATCATCCCAATGGGAACAAAAAGTTTCTGGTAGGGAAATGGGTTTAGCAATGCAAAAGTCCCTTCTTGAAAAGAAAATAAATTTACATTTGAACACTGAACTTACAGATTTAAAATATTTACCAGATAGTTTTGAAGCTACATTTTCAAATAATAAATTAGTCACCGATGATTTAATTATTTTATGTATTGATAATTTCCCAGCTTCTATTTTTGTTGGAAACAATTGGGGACCCTATGCTAGAGAAATATTATTATATAGTTCCTACACATGTTTGCATGTTTTGTTAGATTATGACAAACCAGTTGAAATAAAAAATGAAGTTGAAACATCTGTGAATACAAGATGGCACATATTAGCATCTACATTACCCGACAAGAAAACTGTTTCATGTGTTATGTGTAATTTGAATGAAGAAATATTAACTTGTCCCCCAGAAAAATTATACAAGGAAATTATTTCTCAACTTGGTCTTCCCGAACCAGAAAGTTCTAGAGTTGCGACAGGTAATTATTGGCAAAACAATCGTTGGAAAATGTCACAAAGTTCTGGTGTTGTGAGTGAATACGGACAATTACAATTTTTTGGTGAAAACCCCAAGGTTGCCTTGTGTGGTATGATGTCTCCAAGGAATACTCCATATTCAAGTATTGAGGCAGCTATAGAAGTTGGAAGAAATTTTTGTAATGAGAAAATTGGAACCCGAAAACCATTAACTCCTTTAAAGGTCTCAACATTTATCATACTTATAGTTTTAATACTAATCATACTTAATGAAGTTCGTAGGAGAAATCTATGAACCACTCTACGTTCATAATGAACGGAAATATATTAGGATATTAATTCCTCCTCAGGTTTCAACTAAAGTTTTTTATATGCAAAACAAATACCCGAGACAGAGATTTAATCCCTTGGATGGAAATATATTAACTGTGAAAGTTCCATATAGATATAATAGAGTTATGGTAAAGATGAATGGTTTGAAAGGGGTATCATGTTTTGTTCGTGGTGACAAAGTAGAATTTGTTGTAGACTTTAAAGGAATTTGGAAAATAGATGATAATCATTCTGGTTATACCTGGATATTAAAAGAAACAACCTTATTGTAATTAAATATAAAATGCCAACAACTTTTGATAAACCACCACCTTTATCAAAGCTTGTGAGATGTGAAAGTTATATAGTAATTAATTGTCCCCCAGGTATGGAAAATTTAAAAAAAAATATATTGAAATATTGTTCTCGTTATTCAATTGAAAAAATTGATATGGATGAAGAAAAATCTTCTATAACAATTATTCGTTCTTATTTTCAAGAAGATGTTATAGAAGTTAATGGTGAAAAGAAATTTTTTAACATTGTTGGAAAACAAGTATGTTTGGGTGACACAAAATTTGAGGGTATGATGTTGAAAGATTTATTTTATTTTTACAAGGGATTTATTTGTCCCAAAGATAAATATTTTAAATGTGACTTTGGAAATTATTATGTATTGAATGACAAAGATGAGATTGAAAGATATTTATATATTCCCAAAAATGATTATCCATGTTGTATAAAAAAATTTAATGAACATGTTGAAAAATATAAAGCTGATTTAATGATGAACAAAATGGAAGATTGGTACACATGGTTTGATATTGGAAAAATGCATGAGTTTGAACGTTATTTTTCAAATAATTTTATTATTTATAACACAAAAAAGAAGAATGCATTTATAAAAAGAAAAGTTCATTTTCCCAAACATATGACTGGATTAGTTCCCAAAATTAAGGGTGTTGATTTAAAATATATTGTTTCACTTATAAATAATTCTGATAATCCCAACATAAAGAATATTATCGTAAAATAAATAATGCTCATTCGTTCTGGTTATATTGTTCCTGAAACACCAGAGCTAAAAAAAGAATTAACAGTGAGAGCTGTAGTTAATAATGAGTTTGGTTTTCCTCCACCCCCCTTTAAAGTGTTCCGTAAGTCAAAGAAGGGTTTATGTATTCCTAGATATTTTGGGATTGAAAAGTTTGGAATTCCCAAAGAAGATAGGAGACCTGAACCTTCTAGGATGTCTGAAAATGTAAAATTTATTGGGAAGTTGAGAGACGAAACATTTCAAAATGAAGCTCTGAGAAAAGGTGTTGAGGCAGGTCATGGTATTTTATCCCTAGATTGTGGTTTTGGAAAGACTGTGACTGCTATTGCCATTGCTTGTAAATTGAAATATAGAACAATGATTGTTGTTCATAAAGAATTTTTGGCGAACCAATGGGAAGAAAAGATTAATCAATTTTGTCCAGGTGCAACAATTGGT